CCGCAACCCGTTCTTTAAATGCGCAGCCTCGTGTTTCTCAACCTGAGGCACGTGATCAGCTGACCCACCGTTTAACCGCAGGCGTGGTTTCTTCGGAGGATGAGGGCGAAGTTGAACGTCTGATCGAACTGCTGATCGGTGATCCCGAGATGCGAGGGATGTTTATGCAGTTCCTGCAGCAGATGCTTTCGCAGGCTGATGAAGGCGGTGAGTACCTGAGCCGTCAACGTCCTCTGGAATACGACATGCCTAACTACGGCGGTCAGTATTCTGTGCTGAACGCTCCTTCCAGCTCCACCATCCCCGCTTCTGTTCGCTACCAGGAGCTTGGTTGATGAACAGTATCCAGCATCGTCTCCGGGACAACGATGTTCGGAACGACGCTCCGAACTTGAATCCGGATGAATTTTTACGGTTGTATTTAGCCTCTAACTTCCCTCAAACAACTGCGTATCTTTCCGACGAACAACGCAGCCGTGGGCAGCAAATGCAGGCCCAAGACGATACAGTAAACTATATGAAGAAGCCTCCGTCTGGGACTTCTTTTGATCGACCTGATCGGTACTGATGTCTCGATACAGTTACGTCCCTGCGGGTCCCGGACAACCTTTAATTCAAGTCCCTTCCTTTGCAGCTCAACCTATGGCCGCTCCTGCCGCTGCTGTTGCTGCTCCCGCCGCAGCTGCTGGGACTAACGCAGTCTTAGAAGGGATCATTGCAAACCTTGTGGCTAATGTCGCCGCCCAAGGTGCGGAGAAAGTTTTATTTAATCCTGCTGGCAGCGCTCTCGGTCCCTCTACCCTGCAGGCCGATACTGCTTTAGGGCGTAGCACTTACTTTACTTCTCCTGCCCAACAGCTTGAAGCTGAGAAGTACTTAGCTAGTGAGCGCCTTAAGCGCAACTTGCTGGGGCTTATCCCTGGTCTCAAGGATCTTCTTCCCCCTGTTCCCACGCGGGAAGAGATCGTCGGCGGTTTCCGGGACGGCGAGTTCACCGGTCAAGCTGCCCTCACTGAAGCACAAGCTCGTAGCCTCACTGCTCGCGAGATCGAGAAGATTCGTGCGGAGCGTGAATTTGAACTGCAGGCTCGCTTAGCTGAAGCCCAAGCCAGCATTCAGCGAGAGAAAATCCGCTCTCTGGCAGAGGCTCAAGGCAAGGTTGAATCCCAGAAAGTTCAGTCGCTTGGTGAAGTTCAAAGCCAGCGCTTGCAATCTCAGTACGATGCAGCTTCTAACCTGTTAGATTCGGCCATCAAAAACATCGCGTTCCGAGATAAAATTGAATCAGCAAACACCCTGACTGAGTTAGCGAGGGCAGTGTAATGGCCGATACCGGCAGGGACTTACTTAGATTTGCCGGGGCCGCTGCACCTTTTGTGTTCGGTCCTGCCGCTGTGGCCAGTGAGATCGGTTACGCGTTGTTTCCGAAAAAACAAGAAACCAAGGACAAAGACCAGGCTATCGGTTCCGTCGTTTCGTATTTAAACGACCGGCCCTACGAGATTTATGCCGGTAAGGACTACGGTCCTCAGAGCATCGGCAGCTACATGAAGCTGCGTCAGACTGATCCCAACCGTTTCCCACGTCCGATGGGTTTGGGTGCTATTCAGCCTAAACCTGAAGTTAAGCCTCCCGCTGCTCCTGCTGCTCCTGCCACCAACCCTGATTGGCAGACTTCTGGCGGTGGCGCTGTGCCCCCTCTTTCGGACACCACCACAAACTGGGGCACTGCTCAGGATGTAGAAACTGGAACCTTCCCGACTGATGTTCGTACGCCTGGACGGGAGCCTGGTTTCGAGGAGATTGTTGAGCTTCTTAAGACTCAGCTTTCTCCTGAGGCTCGTCGCGAAGCTACAAACGAAGCAATTCGTCAGTTTGTCGCTACTTCCACTATTAGCCAAGCGCTGGGTGCTGAGAAGTCCCGTGAGCGCTATAAGCGTGAAGTAGAGCTTGAGCGCATCAAGCAGTGGACTGACTTAGCTAAGACCACGCAGCAAACGAATCTTCTTTCGCAAGCTCTGCTAGGTCAGGCTCTGATCGCTTCGCAACAACCCAGCGTGGCGTTGGCGGATGTGCTAAGTAAAGGCACTCAAGCCGCTCAATCCGTCCTTGGCGGTTTCCAACTAAAGGCTTGATATGGCAGCTCCTCTCGCTGGTTTAGCTAATTTCGGATCCTTCCTGGGCGGAGTTGGATCCGCAGCAGGCGGGATTGGCAGCCTGTTCGGAGCCCTTGGCGGCGGCGGTCAGCCTGACTATGCTTCGCTGTATGCGCAGCTTGCTCCAGGTCAGACCGCGCTAACTACGCAGCAGTATCTGCTGGGTGCTCAGCTGCAGCCTTGGATTCAAGCCATGGGCGCAGAGACCACTATCCGCGGGCAGTCTGCGTACGATCAGTTCAAGAACGCCCTTAATAAAGACCAGACTGCCGCCGGCATGCTGGCTGGGATCTCTTCCCAGTACGCCAGCAGCGCTATCGGGCTGCAGGATCTAGGGGCTAAAGGTCGGTTAGCTACTGAAACGCTGGGTGTCGAGACTGCAAAAAATCTTGCAGATACGTATGCCACCGCAGCCAGCAACCTAGCCAACACCACTCTCACGGGAGAAGCACAGGCTCTGCTGCCTACTGCTCAAGCTGTGGCGAGCGCTGGTCAGACTGCGCAGCAAGGTAAGAACCAGTTGGCCGCAAGCATCGGGGCTACGAATTTAGATATTCGTAAGCAGCAGGAGCAAACCCGTAATCAGATGGCGCTGCAGCGTGCTCAGACTGAGAGTACATTAGCTCTACGTCGCCAAGCGCAGGGTGCTGCCCTGGCGGGTCAAGCTGCATTCGCCTGATGCCTACCCAAATTGGAGATCCGACCACTGTCTCTGGGTGGTTGGATTCGCTCGACAAATCGCAGAAGGATGCGTTTGTCTTCTACGCGAAGAACGCTACCAGCGATATTGAGGCTTATCTGTACGCCCGGTTTCTCACTCCTGGCTACACCGGCAGTATCTCCGATTTAACCGCGTGGGTTCAGGAGAAGTATCCCAAGGAAGATCTTCGTAAGATCCTGCTAATCGAGATCGATAGTCTGCAGACTGACTTGCAGAACGTGCGCAGCATGACCTTAACCGGCATGCTTGATCACGCCACGGCAGCTACTAAGGTTGCTGCTCTTCAGAAAGAACTTCGTTCGCACATTCAGGCTGTTCGTTCCATCTCCGATGGAGTGGATCGCCGAGGTCTGCTGTTGGCTGGCGCGGATCGTTGTCTACGCGAGCTGATGCAGACCTTCGACGGTCAGCCTGGTATTCAAGCTTTGCTTGAGGATTCTTCGCTGCTGGTCTGGTCGACCATGGAGCGCGAGGAGAAGTCCTGATCGACTTTGTCCATTCGCTTCAGGATGTTTTCCAGCGGACAGCGAAAGATACCCATGAACGCGTCGTTTACACCGAGCGACAGCACTAAGTCGGTGTTCTCTATATAACCGCCGAAGGGCAGGACAACTGCGGGTTGATCCGACACCGGGTTTCCTGCGTAATCCGTCCACGTGATCAGGTGGTCGTTCAGCGAACCCGTGAACAGCGGATTTTTGTCGACGTAGAGGACTTTGGTGAAGTCCCGATCAACGATGTAGGAGCTCAGGTGATACATGAGGTACGGCTTGCCCGCACCTTCACGCGTCATGTGCTTCCAGTGATAAAAGATGAGGTGCCCGTAGCCCAGGTTTATCGGAGGAAGCGAATTGAACGTCGGAGCACCCTTGGTTACTGCGTCTAACGCAGATGTGTCTACGGTGATCGTCGGATCAGTTTCTCGTTCGATTGTCAGTGGACGTGTGGAGTATAAGCAGTGCAGCTGACCCTTCCGGCTGAAGAAACACCAGTTCTTCTCAGCTTCACCTTTGACAAGGTTTTTGCCGATGGGGGGTATAGCTGCTTGGACAGCTTCGAACGAGTCGTCGACCAGGCAAACCACAACCTTTGGAGCGTGGAATAGCTTGTCCGGTCGGTTGTCGTAACGACTGGCGTACGTTGACGCTACGAACTGAACATAGAGATTGTCGTCGGGACCTACGAATAGACGCGGATCTTCGTAGCTAAGGCGATGCTTGTTCGGACGCAGCTTCCGTGTTCCGACGATTGTCTGATCGTCAGCTAGTTCGCCAATGTAAATATCTGTAGGTTGGTTGTTTAGGTAAAAATACTTCATGTCGTAGCGGAACCCGAATGGCTCAGGCTGCGACCGCCAAGCGATATAAGTCTTACCGCCGTGTTTGACGATGCTGGGGCTGAAGTTTGCGACGTTGCGTGTGGGCAATCCGCGCACAATTCGTTTGAATTCGCCGCCTAGCCGCTCAGCTTGGGAGTAAATCGTCGGCACACCGTCTCTTTCCCGTTTGATCGGGTAGAGAACATCGCTGTTTGCGTGGAAAAAACGGTATGTGACGTTCATTTGGCGGCGAGAAGGTCGTTAATTGCAGCAGAAAAACCGGCGGAGACCGATTCCCAGCGGTATTCGGGGCGCTGAGTCACCGCAAAGCAGGCATCAGCGACTTCTTTATAGGTTTTTTCGTCGTAATAGAGCTCGTTTAGGCGTTCTACAGCCGAACTTACGGAAATCAAGCCGCGTTCGACGCCCAAATCCTTGTCTACAACCCAAGTTGCGATGTCTACAAGCTGCGCAGCCTCATCCCAGATGTCAAAACAGGCTGTGTGGGCAGGAACAACCTGCGGTTTCCGGCAACTAGCGTGCTCGAAGCTCACCAGACCCCAGCCTTCTCCGTCTGCAGTGTTGATGCCGACGTCACATGCGTTGTAAATCGTGTTAAGCATCTCATCTGGAGGTGCTTGCATGTAGTTGATGTTCTCCGAAGTCAGAATCAGACGGTTGGCGCCGTCGATTTTGGCTCGTTCGCACTCTCGGCGGAACAGCGGAATGATGTCCCACCCCATGTCCTTCGCACCCATGTGCAGATACAGCATGGTGTCGGGTTTGTCCTGCGCAAACTTGACGAACGTTTGGATCGTCAGGTCGATTCGCTTGCGAGGCTGGTTTCGGTTGCCGTTGAAAACGATAAATTTGTTTTGCGGCAGTCCGAGTTTTTCGCGTGCCTCTTCCCGAGGCATCGGGGTGAACTTGCTCAGATCCACGCCGTGTGGAAGTACCCCGAGCTTCGCAGCTTGGATGCCGTGATCGATGATTCGGTGTGCCGATCCGACGGTGAACGTGATCGCTAAATCCCAGTGCGGGATATTCCGCAGCATGTCCGGGAAGTAGCGCTCGCTGTCGATTGGGAAGTAAGCGATGAATTTAAATTTGTGTTTGTCCTTCAGGAACTGGCAGCGCTCCCAGAATTGATTGACAATCCAGATGTCGTTCAGGCAGATGATGACGTCAGGATCGACCTTTTCGATAATCTCCGGGATACGCGGGATTCCGAATCGATCCGGACAGTGCAGCGTGGATGCGGGGTAGATCTTGTAGGGCAGGTCATGCGGGTCACCCGCATAGTTGATACCTAAAACCGTAACTTCATGTTCTTTACACAGCACATCTAATACACTATGGGTCACTCGTGCGAACCCAGTGTTACTACAAACGTCTCCGTACCAGAGAACTTTCGCCATTCTTGAAGTATCCTTTTGATACGAGTAATATAGCAACACTGTCAATTTACTGACATGCCGAGTCGGGAAACTTTTGCCTACCGCCGCGGCGCTCAGATGCGTGCTGTTCGTGCACAGGAAAGCACAGTAAGCGCTATTGATTCTATTTACGCTAAAGCTGCTAACGATTTTCAGACCTTCTGTACTATTCTCGATAAGCCTCCAGCGAAGCACATGCTGGAATGGCACCAGCATTTGATTACGGGCGAATCGAATAAGTATCTATTAGATATCGCAGGACCGAACCTGGACATCCTCAGCCCACGTGGTAGCGCTAAATCAACAGTACTCAACTTATTTACGGCTTGGATTATTGGTAGGCACACGACTGCACAGAGGCCGCTTCAGATTATTTATGTGTCGTACAACATCGCTACTGCAATTCCTAAAAGCCGAATTATCCGACAGCTGATCGACTCTCCCGAGTTTCGGAAGATTTTTCCGAAGGTGCAGCTTAAGTCGGGCATGCAATCGGATATCGGTTGGTCTATTGACTTCGATTACGCGGGCATCCCCCGGATCGGTGATGAAGAGTTCACGCTGAGGGCTGCTGGACTTCGCGGTTCGATTACTTCTAAGCGCGCTCACCTAGTTATCGTTGATGACCCTATTAAATCCAGTGCGGATATTAAGAACCCGGCTATCCGGGATGAGATGAACAACAACTGGTCGTCCGTTATCGCGCCGATTATTTTCGAGGGCGGTCGATCCATTTGCCTGGGTACTCGATTCCACCCGCTCGATATTCACAAAACAATGTTCATTCCCACGAAGGGGTGGAAGCAGGTAACACAAGAAGCGATTACCTACGACAACAAAGGAGAACCTGTTAGCTATTGGCCTGAGCAGTGGTCTGCTGATTATCTGCTCGGTCAGAAAGAACTGGACCCCGTGGCTTTTGCGTACCAGTACCAGCAGCAGCCGGTCATGACCTCGGATCTGGTTGTGTCGCCAGATCTACTTGTTAAGGGAGAGGTTGTTACGGAGTTCGACAGTCTCGCTGTGGGGATTGACCTCTCCGCAAGTAAGAACGAAACCAGCGATTACACGGCGTTTGTTTTAGGCGGCAGGTTAAAAGATAAGTATTATATTATCGATGCGCACCAGTGTCGTTCTATAGGAAACCTTGAGAAAATAGATCTCCTATGTGACATGTTGCTCGAATGGGGCATTTTGGTGCAGCACGATGGCACGTACATGCCTACGTATTCCACGGTAACTTTGGTTGTGGAATCGGTTGCGTACCAAGCTTCGCTTGCAGCTGACTTGCGACGTGTTCTGATTAACGACAGAGATCTAGGAAATTTACATATTCACGAAGTCAAGGGCTTCAGGGGTGACAAAATCGCTCGCTTCCGTGGAACTTTAGGTTTGCTAGAAAACAAGAAAATCACGTTCAATAAGTACCGCAAGTTCGACGCTTTGTTCGATCAGCTGATCAACGTCGGCGCGACAGCTCACGATGACCTGCTCGACGCGTACACCTGGCTTATTACGTTTTTACAACGACGAGGGGAGTTTTCGATTGAGTACTGATTTGACCGCTGTGGAGGACACTAAAGTGCAAAAAGCTCTCGGCCCAGCCGAGCCTGATATGAAGGGCAAAAAGCTCTGGGTTGCTATAACTGCCCATAGACCTTTAGCGCGCATAGATCCTTTAATTAATGTTGTTCGGGCTTATTCGGATTTTGTTTGTGACGTCTCTATTAATGTCTACATCGATTACGAATCTCAGGACTGTATCGAGGATCTGGAAGCAATCCTAAAAGCAGTCTCAACTAAGACGATTGATATAAAAGTCGCTTCGCCTGGTTATGAAAATTGGTATCTCACTTGGGCACATAAGACTGACTTAGCGCTCGCGATTCTTAATCGAGAAGCAGACTTTTATATTTACCAGGAGAACGATATGGTTCTCACTTGGGACAACTTTGTTTATTGGGTTCGTTGGAAACCACGCTTATCGCAGCTTGGTTTGGAGCCAGGGTTTGTTCGTTATGAGAACTACGAAGATAAAAAGATAGCTTTCGATAATTACTACCCGTATTCGTTATCTAGGGAAACTCCAAATATTTGGGGTTCTGTAGGTTTTACAGTCCCCAAGCTGTTGGTTGTTGATCGGGAGATCCACTTTTTCGTTCAGTTGGCGAATCCCTATTACGGAGCAATGATTCTTGATCAGACAGATGGTGAGATCTACATACGTTCAGATAGCTACGACCCTCAGAAGAGTTACGAAAAGGTAGGGATTCGGAATTGGCCTATAGCAGACCGTAGCTCTATGGGACTTGCGTTTGAAAGTGTGCCTAAGGGATATGAACATCGACGCTGTGTCCCTATGTATAAGCACGAGGGTTCGTACAAACTACACCCTGTTGGTCTCATTCATCATGATGACCTCAAGTATTCACCGAAATTAAAAGAACTTCATGGGAGTTTGTTAGACTGTGACTATCTATTAAGTTTGGCGTGAAGTGGCTCGCGGAGGCGCTGCCTTTGTAACCGTCGGATACCAGCTCCAGGGAAAAGTCTTGTATCAAACGCTAGGGAGATGCGACGCCTATAGACTTCGAAAGTTTATTGAGTCCTCTAATGGAACGATTTTTTGGTTCAATCCGGCCTGAAAACGATGTCGTGCATCACCCTCAGCATTACACACAGGGTGACATTGAGTGTATCGACGCGATGCGAGCGGCGTTAGGTCCTGAAGGATTTAAAGCTTATTGCCGGGGTGCCTGCATCAAGTACCTTTGGCGTACCGAACACAAAAATGGCGTTGAGGACCTGGAGAAATGCGCGTGGTACTTAGATAGACTGATTAAAGAGACTGACGATGGTCTACACTGACCTCAAATTACGCTGAATTATGGACGTTCGCGCTTTCGGCGGTTATTACGGATTTAGTGCTTCGCTTCCGTATGCCAGCGGATTTTTAGTCAACGCTTCTGGAACTGATATTAACTTCCCCGCTTGCCGGGGGATTTATGTTGAATCGGCCAACAAAAATACTGATGCAACTTTGGTTGTGACTTTGGCCGATTGTCCCGGCACTCCGATGACTTTTCAGCATATTCGTACGGATGTACATCTCCCTCTATCTATTACTGCTGTTAGCGGCATAAGTACAGTTCAGCACGTTTACGTTTTGTACTAATGGCTGAGATCGCTAAGAAGAGAGATCCTGAAAAATGGGCTCAGGCCAAAGCTAGAGCTCGTAAAAAGCTCGGCGGTCACAGCGCACGTGCGATGCAGCTCGCGACTAAGTACTATAAAGAAGCGGGCGGCCGTTATGAAGGCGCTAAATCCTCCTCCAATCGTTTAACCCGGTGGGGGAAAGAGGATTGGCAAACTCGCGAAGAGTACGAAAAAGGATCTGACTAATGGCTGCTAGCTACAGTGCATCCTCTTTAGCAAAACTTTTTTCGGGAGCTAAGGATAGCTTTCGGGAAGATGTTCTCGATGAAGCTACGTCCGAGAAGCTACTAGATGAGTTATATTCCGACACGTCGGATAGCAGTCGTCTTGATCTGTGGAACCGCCTTTTGGATGCGACTAAGGATGATCTCCTTAAAACTGCAGCAGCTTCTCGCTTAACTATTTCCCCCACCCAGGCTGCGGGTTCCTTCTTGTAATGGCTGATTTAGCTCGCGAAAAAGGCAGAACTGAGCGGTATCTGCCTAAAGCTGCTTGGGCTTCTTTAACTCCTGCCGAGCGCAAAGCTACTGACGAAGCTAAGAAGCGCGCCACCCGTGGCGACAAACCTGTGAATACTCAGGTTCCGAATACGGCAAAAGCTCGCGAGGCTCGGCGCCGTGCGTCTGAGTATATTAGAAGGAAGACTTCTTGATTACGATGCGCGCCCCTTTCGGTCAAGCTGCTGATTTTTTTGGGCGCGCTTATGCGTTTCAAGAACAAGCCGCTCAGGACCAGGCGTACGCTGATTCGAAGTACGACACTCCCGACGAATACAACTTACAGCTGCAAAGCCAAACAATCGGAATGACCCCTCCATCCGCTGTGGGCGATTACGAGGCTGAGAAAGAGGAGGATAGCTACATGCGCGGTATGAAGGATGAATTACTAGAAACAGCGCGACAGAAAAAGCGCCCGACTAATGGAGACACCGCCATGCGGGCTTCTGGAGGTATCAATACCGCTGTTAAGCGCTAACATGCTGACAGCCTTACCGCTGTCATGCTTTTTGATTGCTTTTTGTATTTTGATGAGAAGGAGCTGTTAGAGCTTCGTATTGAGTTACTTAAAGATATTGTAGATGGTTTTATAATCACGGACGGTGATCGTACGTTTAAAGGCGATCCTAAGCCCTTTACCTGTGTAGACACAATCCGCGAATTGGGTCTTCCTGAGGAGAAGATCCAGGTTCTCCACGTCGAGCTACCGACTCCGGAGGACATTCCTAATCCGTGGGCACGGGAGTATGCGCAGCGTGATGCTCTCGGGGTTGGCATGCGCATGACCCCTCCTGATTCGGTTTTTTTCTTTAGCGACGTCGACGAAATTCCTAAACCGGAAGCACTGCTGGAAGCAGTTGATCTCGCTAAAGCGGATCCCTCTCGCTGCGTTCGTTTATCGATGCCTATGTTCTACGGACGCGCTGATCTTCGTGTTATTGATCCTGAGGGAGATCCTAGCAAAGCTCCCACTAACTGGACCTGCGGCACCGTGGTTCTCCACGAGCACCTAGATCAGACTCCGTCTCAGATTCGAATGAATCCCAATGATCTTGTCGTAGGGGATTGCGATGCGGGCTGGCACTTCAGTTGGATGGGCGACGCTCAGCGTATGAAACGGAAAGTTACTTCGTTCTCCCACTGCTATGACGTTATCCCTAACGCTGTAGCCCCCGCTGACAGCGCTGAGATGTTGTCTCACTTGGAGTCCTACAAAGCACAAGCTGGCGGTACGGATCCTTTAGGTCGTTGCGATCACGTCCTAGTTCCTTATCCTCACGAACTTTTGCCTGAAAAGTTGTTTAAACTTGAGAGAGTGAAGAACTATCTGTTACCGTGAGCTCTGAAACAACTAATACCACGCCTGCTGACGTTTCTTCCAGCGTTCTCGGTACAGACGTAACTCAACCCGCAACGTTCCGGCAGCGCATCGCCGGACGTGGTGCGAAATTTGCGTTAAAGCAGGCTGGTCAGGTTCTTTCTAAACGGGAAGCTCGCGGAATTGCTAAGGAAACCGGTAAGTCGGTTGCT